TATTGCTTGTTAGCCATACGTACTCGCTTAAAAGTAGCTGCTCAAAAAACTGATTTGCAAACTCTGGATAAAAGCCGCTGCTTAAAGTATAAGATTGCTTTGCTTGTGTATTAAACACCCTATTTGGCGCGTTTTCTATTTCGTATGTTGCCGCGCTATCGGTTGGGTATGTTATTGTATTTGCTTTATATCCCTCATTTTTTCTTTGTAAGCGCCTGGTATTTTTTAAGAAAAACCACAAGTCTTGCTGCACACCATACTTATTAATAAAGGTAATCTTTTTACCATAGGCATACTTTGTACAATCTATTCTTTTAATATTACACACTACACCATCAACAGTTGTTACGCTGGTATCTGCATCAATAAAAGAATTGACCACAATACCTCCCAAACTTGTTATGCTGGGTATTTTGCCTGGCTGTCCCTCTGGTGCTAATATGGTAAATGTGTTCAAAGGTGTAGGTGGCTGGTCGTTAGCTATTAAATATGTAGGTTCAACTCTATCAAATGGTAGTTCTGGGTTTGCGCCATCTGCAAAATCTCCATAAGCCTCAAAGCCCTTGTCAACCTCAACTGCTGGGCTGTCAACTACATTACCAGCACCATCAAAATCATCGTAGCTTTTTAAGTCTGTTTCTATGTCTACAAACTGAGGCACAAAGTTAACGTCATAAGCTATCTCCAGGTAATCTCTTGCTAGTTCTGCAATATCAAAATTAATAGTTTGCTGTGCAGCAACTATTACGTTAATGTTTTTAACAATAGTATATCTAATTACACCATCAACCTTTAATCTTAAAACTACAGATTTGGCTGTTAGGCTTGTATATATGTATTTGAATTGTGGATTTCTTAATGCTAAATTTGCCATCTTAAAAGTCTAGTGTTAATGTAGCTATAAATAGATATACATTTATTGTTGTGTAATTATATTTTTTGTCTGCAGATATATATTCCCAACCGATCAAAAAGCGGTTATGTGGATAGTGAAATGCAATGCTTAATGTCCAATCCATAATTTATTTCTTTGTTGCTAGTATTATTGAATTATCTATATCTAGTGAGTAAGCCATTATAAGGTCTTCTGGCAATTTACCTAGTCCAGCTTCAAATGGTTTTGTAAAAAATAGATTTGCTTTTAGTCCCTTATTATATATACTCCTAGCGATCAAATAGCTCATGCTTTCGTAGCTCATAAAGCGCCCAGTTTTTTTATCCTTCCACTGAAATTTTTTTTTCTTTATCCAGCCGTTTTTTGTTTCCGGATTGTAAAGGGCTTTAGTTAGGCCTCCTTTTTTGCCAGTACCGCTACCATATTGAAACTTAGATAGTGCTGCACTTGTTTCTGGATATGTTGAGGTTTTACCTTTTACACCTCTATCAACAAAGGCCCCATAGTCTTCCATTAGAAAATCTAATAAAAAATCTTCCTGGCTTTTATCTATAGTGTATGCAACAGAATTATACAAGTCACCACCCCCTTTTTTGTCCCTGGTTAAATTAGACCTAGATTGCTGTACTACATATTTTCCGTACTTAGTTAATACCTCCTCTACATTCTTGAATTTCATTAGCAAATATATATATCATTGTAAATCAAAATATCCATATCCGCGGACCAGCCAGCTAGCTCGTTTTCAAATCTATCACTAAACGGCGTTAAAGTAGCATTCCCCTCTAATTGATACATCTCTTGATGCAAGGTACCCATTCTTAATCTCTGCACAAGCAACGTAAGAACAGACATCTGGGTATTTAAAATGTCTTGCTCATTATCATTTCCGGTAAATCGGTCTGTTGTTATATCTTTTGATTGATTTACAATATCACATGCCAGTATGCTTATATTAAATCTTAATACATTTTCTTCAGCTGAAACGCTATTAACTATAATATGAGCCAGCGGAAATATATCTTGTTTGTTTAAATTAATTTTACTAATATCTCCAATAGAAACTGTGTTTGTAAACTCAGAGCTTAGCAGCTCCTTCTCTATGGTTTCTGTTAGCTGGTAAAATCCTCTTATACTTTGTTGGCTCATTTGAAATTCTTTTTAATGTTTTTTGCTTCTACTTGTGCCTTGTCTTTCATATACGATAGCATCATAAAGCACTCGTGAACACCTAATTTAGTGATATTTTTAAATCTTCCAATGTCTCCTTGAGCAAGTCCGTAAATTGCGTTATACCACCCCCATTTGGCTGTGAAGTTAGAAACTGCGTCAAGGCCTCCCTCTCCTCCTTGTCCAAATAACTCATCATAGCTTTCGATAAGTCTAGTCCTAAATTCCACAAAAAAAAAATTGATGACAAAACCGCGTCCATTGGCATATCTAAAATCTTAGCGTCTTCTCCAACTTTGTACTCCACTATTGCATACTTTCCCTTTAACTTGCTTGTGATCGGCCTATACAAGACCGCCATCGCCTTTTCTATATTTTCCCAGTCTCCAATATAAGTATCTAAATCTATGTACTCTCCTAGCGTTAAATCGTCTAACTGGGGGTGAAACCCATAACTCACATTATTTAAACTAAAGCTTTTAACTAGCTTAGGCGTTTGGGCAAACATATCTGTTAACGTATTAACTATAAATTCACTGTCTTTAAATTTAATGCTCATTACGTCCTTTAATTCTACCTTGCAAAAAATCTCTATAATTTTAGCGCTTAAAAACTTTTCGTCATCTACCTTTTTTTGAATTTTAAGAAAATGTTTATATTGTCTTAATGTGATTTCACTTAGATTTGTGGGGATTGTAACATTGATATCCATACTTATATAACGTTTTTAAATTGGTTTTTTATAAGAAGTAAATATAATAAAAAAAGGCACACCATTTCTGATGCACCTTTTAAACAAAACTAACTCAACTAAACTAAATCATACTGGCCTCGTGACAAGTGCCACTACACACGCCTGGGCTATCTATTTCCGCGCCGCATTCGCTACACTCATAATCTTTGTACTCTGGGGGGCTATACCAATCCATAATATTCTGTTTTTAGTTTACCATTACGGTAATGTTCTACAATTACACCAGTACTCAAGGCTATAATCTTATATGGCCTAAGGCTCTTTTTTATTAGGTATTTATCTATTATCTGTTTCATATCTGCTCTATTATTATTATTAATCTATTCGTATAATTCCTTTTGGCAAAGCGTCTAAGGTGTCTCCCCAGGTTGTTTCAACGATCACATCTTGTCCATCAAATATCATTGACTCCTCATAACATTCTGCGAAGATGCTATCTTTGTTTAATATATTAAATAATTTTTTATAAAGACCTTTGTAACCTTTGGACTTTTGATTAACTAATCTGTATTTTGAGAAATTGCTCATATCTATTTGTTTTTATAAAGATACGTATAAAAAGCATACAAACATAATATTTAATAACTTTTTTTTATTATTCTTCTATTTCGCTAAAATCAGCATGGTCTAAACAAGAGCCACATAAATCATCACTTAAATAAGATGCCTCTGCACCACAACAATTACTATACATTTATATATATGTTTAAGGCGTTTAATGCGATCGCAAAAAATGCAAGCATCAATACTATTATTAATTCTGTTTTATATTTAGTAGTTTTTTTCATTGGTCAATTTATTATACTCATTAATCAGCCCTTTTGCATCTTCTAAAAATGATGGCGCTAATTTTTTTAATACACCTCTATCATCTTCCATATAACTAAAGTAAGCATCTAATCTTATTTTAATGGCATATAGCTTTTTAAATTCTTCTACTGGTAAATTAATTGTGTCTTCCATATCTGTTTTGTTTAATGATTATGAATTATTTAGTTAATATTTTAAAGGAGTAATTAGCATCATCAATGTTTTTATAAAACGTCATAGATAATTGTGTAGGCGTATCTCCTAAATAACATTGAGATACTCTATATGAGCTTGCTCCCAGTTGCGATAATGTAGTTGAAATGTTTCCTGTTCTGTTGTCTTTAATAATTTCCATAATGTTTTGTTTTAATTATTATTTTTTATAAAGATAAACATAAATAACATATAAACATAATATTTAATAACTTTTATTTAGTTAAATAGTTTTGTACTCTTTTTGAAATTTGTATATATCCTCCCTCTTTATGTTCTAAGGCAGTATTGTTTTCTACCAATTCAAATCCCTTACGTATAAGGTCTAAAGCATTTGATATATCTGAAGTTAACTCAGTAATTGTTACCGCTTCTATTCTACCTTTGATCGCTTTAAGTCTTGACATAATGTTTTGTTTTAAGGGTTATTTATTAAGCCTGAGCGTATTTGGTTAATGTATCAAAGGCATCTGAAATCTTGTAAGTTGATGTAAGAGCGCTATCGTAATCTGCTGCTGCTAGGCATGTACCTTCTGCGTCATATAGGTAAGCTGTACCCGTTGAACCGTTGTTAAAAGCTTCTATTGTAAATTCCTGGTTGTTTCTAGTAAAAGTCATAATGTTTTGTTTTAGTTGTAATTATTCTTTATCTAATAGCTCTTGTATTTCGGCAATAGACTTGTATACTTGTCTTAATTTCGTTCTATATATACCTGTGTCGTCACCTGTATTATCTATTGCTAGTCTTAATCTTGTCATTTCGTCGTTTAATAATTCTAATGCTAAATTCATAATGTTTTGTTTTTGTTATTATTTTTTATAAAGATACGCATAATTATTAGTTATAAACACACAATTTAGTAAGTATTTTTAAAATAATTTATAATGGGCTAGTTATGAGTAAGTTAGCTTATAAAATAATTTCCCCTATTTGGGTTTTGTAGTTGATATGATACTGCATATCTGATCGCATCAATAATATGATTGAATTTATCTTGTGGCGTTTTAGACTTCTTTTCAAGCCAAGAGTAATTATTTAACTCTTTAATAAGGTTTATACTATTCTCCTCTATAATCAAATCATAATCTTGTAATAAAGCTATTCCGTAGGTTATTGACCCCTGACCCTTTATTGCTTTAACCACATTACACCCTTTTGCTTTAAGTTCATGCAAAAGTCTAGGCTCAGCGCTGTCCCCTATAATAAGATGGTCCTCAGCGTGTTTAAGGTTGAGTTCAGCTATCTGAGATGTGGTAAGTCCCTTTAAGTAAAAGCATTCCTTTAAATAGATTATTTTGTTGTTTACATCTATGTTAGTTTCAACTAGTGTATTTTCGTCTGCAGCAAAACCATAATCTTGCCCAAAGACACTTATGCCCACTTTTTTAAATTGCCCTATTTTCCAGTTAGTAAAGATAACTCCTTCGGCTTTAGCTAACCAGCCCCCGAGCATTTGGTGGTTGTATTTTTCTGGTCTACGTTCCTTAATGTTTTCTATCTGTTCTAAATAGCTTTGGGATAGGTTCTCTAGGTTATCTAAGTATGTGGTATGTATATATGTTGTATTCCCTTTGGTTGCGTTAGAGCCGCCCATAACACCTTTATCTTCAAAAAATCTATTGTATATCCAGTGCTCTTTTGTAACCGGGTTTAATATAAGTATTACCCTATTTTTTTGTTTTAGGTTTCTTACACTTAAATCTATTTTATCAAAAATATTTTCGTCTTGGAGTTCCTCCGCTTCGTCCATTACCCAGGTTGATACGTTTGTTAAGGATTTTAAGTTTGCGGTCTGGTCTCCGCTAGAAGTTTTAATTCCTTTAAAGATTATCTTGCTTCCTGATAGCTTATTGCGTATTTCGTCTTTTGTTATATAGAACGCGTCTTGCAGGTTTAAGGTTTCTATCTTGTCTATAAATTCTGGTATAATAGATATGTATGCTGATGACAATGTAAACCTCGTAAATAAAATTGTATGCCCCGCCTCAAAAGTGAGCAACAACAATAATAAGTTTATAGAATAAGATTTACCAGAGCCACGCCCCCCAGTGACGATATAATACCTTGCATCTGACGTTTGGATTGGCTTATACTTTGGGTCAATGTCAATCACTTAAATTTAATAATATCTTTAAAGTTAATATTAAAGCCATCTGTTGAGGTTATATCTACGCTTTCTTTTGGTTTTCCATATCTATAGCCAAAATATAATGACATAGCCCTGGAGTCCCCTTTTAAGATTTGCTTCCCCAGTGTTTTAATTACCTCCTCATTATCAATAAGATTATCTAGCTTCTCAATTAACTTTAGTTCGTCTGCTTTCTTTGGTCTACCAGCACCATCTCTCGCGCCACCATTATTTTTTCTTTTATCCATATTTGAAATAAATTTGTTTATTCAATTATATAACGTATTTAAACAGGTTATTTATTTAGCTTTAAATTGAGCAGTCTTTCTCTTATTGCTTTTCTATGTTTGCCTTTTGGTAATTTGTCAAATAGTTGTTGTAGCTTTTGTATTAATTTTTTTCTAGTCATAGCTTTTCTAATTCGATTAATACCTCTTGATAATATTCTAATGTTATTTTATTATGTGGTTTTATTATTTCATTTTCCAGTATAAGGCTTATATGTAGCTTGGCGCATTGTTTTGCTTCTTTGCTTGTTGTTGTTTCTGCATAAAATGCTTTTGCTAATTGGTATGCTTTCTCTTTTGGTGTTTGCATAAATAACCATTCTTTTTTTATCATATTGCCATAATTAAAGGTAATAAACATAATATTATAATAGCCCAATAAATTTTCCAAAATGTAGACTTTACATAATCATTTTCCCATACTATGCAATGAAACCCGAAACTCAACGCCAAACATAATATTGTTTTTATAAAATCCATTTTTTTAAGTTGCGCAGTTTATTATTTCGTGCTCGCTATTGTTTTGCTTCCATTTAAAAGACTTTAATACTAAAGCCGCTCTTTCGTCATACATAGTTTTTTGCGCTCCGTCTAGGCCTCTATATTGCTTTTCATTAGGTGTATACCCGCCTGAGTATTGTTTATCATAATTGTTTAATTTTTCTATTGCCTTGAAATAATCTTTCTCTAGTGTTGCATACTTTTTTTGTATTACCTCTAATTTAGAAATTTGGCTATACTCAATTTGTGATTTAATAATA